AGATTTATTTGATAAAACAGTTGATTTTGTAGGAGAAACAACAGATATTTTAGAGGATATTCAAAATAAAGAAGATATGCAAAAAAAAATACTAAAACTAACTAGAAAATAAAAATGAGCATAACTATTGGCATAACTCATCAAAATGATGAGATAGATGTTGTAATTCCAACTGAATGGAAGGACATAACGCTTGAATATTGGGCAGAACTATGCTCCATAATAAGCAAACATCAAAAAAATACTGAATTAAAAAAAGAACACCACAATAAAAAATATTCTGAATCTAGTGATTTAGATAAAATAATTAATGATGTGGAATTTATAGACAACATATCTTTAAACAGAGATATTTTTTGCTTTATGACAGGTCTTAATAATGACGACATAAAAAAGGTAGACTTAAATCAAGTAAACAAGGTTATAGAAGCTGTTGGTATTCTCACAGAAGAATATAAGCCTAAAGGAATTAAATCTTTTGATTTAGATGGAGAAACTTATTATTTTCCTTCTGAGGCTTTAAGAAAAAACACTTACGGAGATTTTATTGAATCTACTCAGCTTGATATGACTATTGAGCATACTAAAAATGGAAGATTTGATGTTTTGCCTGAGCAAATGGCTATATTATGTAGAAGAATAGATGAGGATTATGATGAGGAGGATATACCTGATAAAACTAAAATATTTAAAAAATTAACTATGGACATTGTATATGAGTTCGCTTTTTTTTTGACCATACAAAGCAAGAGATTGCTAAAAACTTCCAATATGTATTTGGAGAAAAAAGAGAAGGAATGATGGCTGTAAAAACAAAAGGACTTTATAACATATACATAAAGCCTTTCGGATGGCTTAACAGCTTATATGTTCTTGCAGAGAAGGGTATATTTAAAATAGATGGAATGAATAATGTAGAAAGCGTAAAAGAAACGAATTTATACAAGGTTTTGACTTATTTAAGTTGGATTTCAGCAAAAAACGAGTACGAATCAAAGGTTAGTGAGAAAATCTCAAACCCAAATCAAGTAAGTTAAAAATATGGCAATAAAACTAACAGATATAGTTACTGTAATGAAAAGCAAATGGACTTATGGGGATAAGTTCTTTGGATATACAGAGGAATTTAATGATAATCACAATACTCAATACCCATCACTACTAATAACTCCTCCAACATCAGTATTCCCTGAGGTGGGGTTAAATAATGGTTGGGAAAATTACACTTTTGAGGTTTATTTTTCTGATTTGTATAATAGAACTGCTCAGGCAAATGAATCTATTGAGCAAAGATGGGAAAACCTACAAGACTTGGGTACAGAGTGGCTAGATAGCTTCTTAAAAAATTATCAAGCTAATGCACCTATATTAGCTTTCCTTGAAGATGAAAGTGTTAGTATAGAAAGAAATAAAGAAGTTGCAAACGACCAATTAATACAAATAAAAATGACATTTACTTGGAGGGTTTTAAGCAAGTGCTTTAGACCTCAATCTACATATCCTAACCAAATTAGCAATCTTGTTACTTGGTTGAGAGCTGACAGTAATGTTGTATTTAGCATACCTACTAAGAAAGTAAGTTCTGTTGGAGATGGCTCAGGAAATAATAATGATGTTGCTCAAGGAGTAAAAGAAAATCAACCAAAAAGATTTAGTTATGGTGGGGCTTCAGAAAAAACAATGATGAAGTTCAATGGTACTAGCGACCTTTTAAAGTCAGTAAACAACTTCGTTACAGGAACCACAGCAGCAGGAAGTTCTGAATTTACAATAATAGAGGTGTCTATGATAAAAAAAGTAAATGAAAATATTTTTGGATATTTTGAACTATCTAGTGGTGCTTATCTGTCAATGGGTTCAAGTGCAACAGGACACTACAAAGTAGAAGTAAGTGATGGGACATCAGTTTTATCTGCTTCTGCAGGTACCCCTACTTTAGGTAAATTTCACATAGCATCACTAAGAAAACTGAATAAAGGAATGGAATTTGATTATAAAGATTCACAATTCGGAAGCAATATAGACGATTATGATGGAGCCTTTAATTTAACTGAGCTTTTTGAACAGGCTAAATTTACATTAGGTTGCACTTCAGATTCTGATGGCCTTTTACCTCCTTCTGAGATTAATAAAAACTTTTTAAGTTCTTCTATTCAAGAAGTAATTATTTATGAAAGAAAAATAACAGACTTTGAATTATCAAAGATACAAGACTACTTAAACAAAAAATATAGAATATATTAAGATATGGCATACGGAATAAACGGAGCATTACAAATGGGTCAAGAGCCTTACGGTCAGGTTGATTCATCATTTAATAGACAAAGAAATTATGTAGGTTCTTATCAGAACCAATGGTCTGTAAATTCACCTATAATAGTAAGTGTTCATTGGAATGGATTGTACGAAAACCAAGAGCCTAGCCCTGCTAATTATAGTTCTCCGAATGGAGATATAGTAAATGTTATATTTGATGTTTACCAAATTAGCGAAACATCAGGAGCTACATGGCCTGATGATTGGACTTTAGTAGGTTCAATAAGAAAATCAAGAGATATAAGAAATATAAGCCAAACAGATAGGGTAGATGGTGGAGATGGAGTTTCAAACTCTTTAGGGCATATATTTACAGTAGATATTAGTGAAATTTGTAAAGATTTATTAAGCTATTCTTTGACCCCACATGGAAAGGGGACTACTACTAGCACATTCTTTGGTGGATTAAATGGTGGTGCAGAACAACAAGGAAATAGATTTCAGAGTGTTTGGCAAGACCAATTTATAGTTACAAAGAACGGTTCATATAGAAAAATTAAGGTTAATATAAGGTGCGAGATAATTGACGGAGATGGTATTATTAGAGAGGCTACTGAGGCAGGTAGTATTCTTAACATCAGTACTATCGCAATAATAAATAATGCTCCTGATTATGATATTGCAGATGTAGCAGGTTACAGAAATAATGCGGCTGTTTTTACTCACTTAGGTTGGGGTACTAGTAGTAGATATGTTAGAAGCTTTATGACAAATGCTAAAAATGGATATTGGGGTGGAGGCGGTTTTAACACAAGAGGGAATAGTAAATTAGTAAGAATGGATGAGGCTGCAGAGTTTCTGCAATGGGTTCAAGGGACTATAAATAATTATTCTATATATAATGCTGGATTTGATTCAGCCGCAGGAGAAACAAAGTATAATGCCAATAACACTTCTGATTTAACAAAAGATGCTTGGATGGAAGTTTCAGCTAGAGATGCTAATGGAAATCAAATAAGAAAAGCAAGGCTTTTTGATTGGACTCAAAATTTAAAGGGAAAAGAAACAATAAATGGAATAAATGGTATTTGGCCTAGAAGCCATTACAGGATGTGTTCACAGAATGTATCTCCTGTTTATATAAATGCAAATTGTGTGTTGGATACATCTGCTGTGCAAGAAACTTGGGAAATGTCAGGAACAACATATACAAGGGATATGATTGATAATTTAGGTAATCCTTCTGATAAGACTTCTCTATTTTTAAATGATGATGTTCATTTTTATGCTGTTTATCTTATGATTAAATCAACAACTCAGGGAAATGGTACAGGTGTTGAAAAAAGACTATCAGAACTTCGTTATTTTAAGATAGACAGAAGTGGAAAGCAACTAAATACTCCTTTAGCAAATAGTGGAGATGCTTATGCAGGTATTTATTATACGGAACTAAGAAGCGACCAAAGCACATTACCAAATCCTATAAGATGTAAAGGTTTTAGGAGTACTAGTATGGGAATTACCAATCAAGATAATTACTTTAGAATATATTGGCTAAATAAATGTGGGGGAATTGATAGCTACACCATAAAAGGTCAAAAATCCATAACCTATAATTCTCAAAAAGATGTTATACAAAGAAAAGAGCCTAACCGTTTTGATACAAGGTATGCAAGGTCGGCTACTAAAAACCCATATCCTGGCAATAACCTAACGACTACAGGGGCTTTTCAATCAGATTACATGGGTCATAGTATGAATCACAAAGGAGGCTTAGAGGTTTTAAATGTTAATGCTACAAAGTCAGGAAAAGTAACTACACTTCCTTTAAGTTTAGTTAAAGCAAATTGGTTGCGAGAAATACTTACCTCCCCTAATGTTTGGACGGATTATTTAACAGTTGTAATGGATAATACAGGGCTTTTTGGGAGAATAAATTATAGAAGTGTTAGCGATTTAGAAGATGGCTCTAATGCTGGTGGTAGGACTCCAAATAACATGGAATATGCTCCAATTATAATTACAAATTCTAATACGGATATTTATGATGAATCTAAAGGTTTAGTAACAATGACTTTTGAATACACACACTCACACGCAGTTGTAACTCAAAGAAATTAAAATATGGCTAAGGATATAAGTATTGAACTTTTACAAAACAGGCAAAATGTAAGGATTGGAGAGCAAATGCTTTCTAATTCTGAGTTCTCTAATTCTACAGGTTGGACGACTCCTCCTGCAGCACAGCCGACTGCCGCACCATTTACTTTTACAGCAGGAAAGATGGAGAAAACCACTACAGGTAATGGTGCTGCTAGAGCTACTATTCCTTGTGTTTTTGTAGAGGGTTATGAGTATCAAGTAAAAGTTGCAGTTAAAGAGTATAACAGAAATGGTCAGTTACTTTTGGCTAATCACGGAGCAGGTAATGCAAATATATCTGTGTTAAGCAGTACCATTGTACCTTCACTTGCTCCAGGAACAGGTACTGATTATGGGTATTATACAACAAATTGGGTTCAAGGTTCTTCTAATCTAACTAAATTAAGTCTTTATACAAATGATGGAGTAAAACTTAAGTTATCTTACATAAGGGTTTACAGGACAGCGACAGACAAGAGTTCTGTATTTGGAGTTTTAGACGCTTCAACTACAGAAGATTTTCCATTAGCATTGACTTTCTCTGTTAATGACCCTGCTAATATTGATGCTAGAAAAGGAGCATACAGCAAAACCTTTCAGATTCCTGCCACAAAAAATAATAATATAGTTTTAAAAAACTTTGGAATTCCTAACTCTACTCATCAAGATGCTCAGTTATACGATAAAATCTCCTGCAGGATTTTGGTTGGAAATTTATATTCTTTACAAGGATTGCTTCAACTTCAAGATGTTGAAAGATTAAATGATAAGCCAATATCATATTCCTGTGTTTTCTTAGGAGATAATCTTTCTTGGTCTACAGAAATGGATGGAAAATATCTTAGCGAATTGCAGTTGGCGAACTCTACTAACCTAAAATTAAGTGCTAAAGAAATTACAAGTAGTTGGGGTCAAGCTGATGCTACTTTAAGGTCTACTGGAGTAGTTAATGATTCCCCTGTAGTTTACCCTTTAGCTAGTTATGGACAAGTAAATGAAACAGGAATTGATTTCGGAAATGGATTCCAACTATTTAGAGAGCAATGGGAGATTGATTATATGAATAATGTTAGTTACAATATTTCTCAAACAGGATTTTTAGGCACCAACCAATTTAACGCTGTTCCTGTTATGGATTGGAGGCCTCTTGTTTGGATATACAACATGATGCATAAAATATTTAATGATGCAGGTTATAAACTGTCATCTGCTTTTGTAGAGTCTAATGAATTTAAAAGGTTATTATACGCTAGTCCTAACTTTCTTTACAATAATTCAGCTATAAGGCACCAAACCAATAGTTATTTAGGTAATTTTTTAGACAACAGCACTTGTTCTGCAACTCAAGCAAATTTAAAGATTTTTGATGAAACTGCAAATGTTGGAACCGCTGTTGTAAATCAAGGTGGACTTATTAATTTTGAGTTTACTAATCAAACTCCTTATGACCCTATAAGATTTGGAGGTACTTGTGGTTCAGGAGATGGTAGTGCTAGATTTCAACCTGCACCCAATGTTATAACAACTACACAGGGTAATCAGCAGGATTTAAAGATAACTACAGCAGCAGTAGGAAATTTTTGGACAGTACCTACTGCAGGTCGCTATACTATAACAACACAGAACATAATGTATTTCTTTAATTGGCAACAAAGCGATTGGAGTGGAAGTGGTAGTTTTGGTTCAAGCAATACAGGCCTTACAATGTATGCTAATATAGTTGTAGAGAAGAAAGTGGTAGCTAACTCAAATTTTTATCCAATATCTTCTGTTGATAATCAAAGTGCAACAGCTTTGGGTGGGTTTAAAAATTCAAATCAAACAATATCTTATGGAGGAACACTTCCTACAAACTCATTTACAGCTTACTTTAACGAAGGCGACCAAATAAGGCTTACTTTTGGTATGGCACCTATATTTGAGATTCAGAGTCCTAACTCAAACTATACAGGTGTAACAAATGTTAATATTCAGGTAGAGTTATTTGGAACAGCGTATAATGATTGGACTGCCTCAAATGGTGCTGTTTCAATAGAATTAGATAGTCCTGACACTCCTGTTTGGGGTGGAGAATATAACCTAGAAGATATTTTTCCAAAAGACCAAAAGCAAATTGAGTTTGTTAAGGGTGTTGCACATTCCTTTAACTTGCAATTTTATACAGAAGAATCTTCTAAAACTGTTTTTACAGAACCATATCCTGATTTTTATTTACCACCTAGAGATGCTATTGATTGGACTCATAAACTAGCGAGAAATTTATCAGATGTTCAAAGTTTTATACAGAATGATTGGACTAGAAAACTAATATTTAAGTATAAAACTGACGATAAAGATTCTCAGGTTAAAAGGATGAGTGAAGTGTACTTTGATAATATAGGAGATATGTACCCTAAACAGGTAGACCTTCCTAGAACATACCCTGCAGGAGAAACTATATTTGAAAATCCTTTCTTTGCAGGTACTTATGAATCTCAAAATTTCGGAGCAGGAGAAACCGAACTGTGGGGATTGAACTTTTACTCTGCGTCTTTATGGGCTAATGATTATTGGTACCGTTCTCCAAAGGGGTATCAATTCAAGCCTAGACTATTATATTACAATCAAATGATAATGCCGTCACCTCATGACCCTTTATGGCAGGGCTTTAATGTTGAAAATGGAAGTCAGACAGTAAACGCATTTAATTTTAACAGAAAAAAAGTTCAGGTAGCAGATGTTACCGGAATACCTCAAGCTGATTTTCAGGGAAATGGTAATGTTTATGTTAATAATGCGAGATATTGCTCTGCAACATTTGTTAATAGATACGATTATTCTAATCAGTTTGGATTGAGTTATGGTAATTATTGGGCTAAAGACTATGACCCTGCAACAAATATATATTCTACAGTTGGAAATCAAGTTGGTAGAGGTTTATATTCTAGGTATTATGAGTCTATGATAGAGGGGTTAAAAGCAAGGCCTAAATTAAGGGTTTGTTTTATAGATTTAAAAATAACAGATATAACTAAATTAGACTTTAGAAAAATGGTTTACATTGATGGCTGTTATTACAAAATAATAAGGGTTGTTGATTTTAAGCCACATCTAAACGAGCCTACAAAAGTTGAGTTACATCAGTTTAATCCAGGAGAGGGTTCAGTACTCCCTACATCAGGTGTTTGGATAAATAATACATTATCAGGTGGCAGTGGTGGAGGCTCTGGTGGAGGCCCTGGAGGGCCAATACTTGATGATGGTGGTGCTTACGGATAAAATAAATAATATATGCCTAGAAATAGAATAACAAATATAAATACAAGAAGCAACGGAGTAGCTCTAAATTCAGGATTAATAACTGTATCTGAATTTAGTCTAGCCACTTCAGTTCCTATGCAATTTTGTGAAACAGTTGTAATTAGACTTGCAAACGGAGAAAGAAGTAGCAACGATTATTTAGCCAACTATAATCACACATCTCAATTTAGCATTGACTCATTATCAGTAATAACAAATGGTTCAAGTCAAAATAATAATTTCGTTCCTAGACATTCTCAATTTATTGCACCTGTTGATTGTTATGTAAAAAGCATTAATGGCTTTATAAATACTGCAGGGGGAGCTAGTTGTAAAGCTGAACAAACTTTCACTATAAGTGTTTGGTCTAAACCTACTACTATAGGAAGTGCAAATACTATAATGACATTACTTTTCAGTCAAGATTTTGTGTTCGGTGCTTCTAACAATTCAAATGCGTTAGCTATAGATGGTTCTACAGATTCTAAAGTTGGCGATAAGCTTTATAAGATTTTAGCTAAAGAAGGTGTTATTGTTTCTATAAAAAGGGCAGGAGATGCTTGTGCAAATATTCAAGCAACTTTTACTATGATTTTTGAAACTATAGATAATCAAGCTACCCTAGATGACTTTAAGCTAAATACAGTTAGTCAGGCTTTCAATAGATATGATAATACGGTAAGTAATCCCAATGAATTTAATTTACCTAAATACTTTAAACCTATATAGATAATGTCAGCATATAAAGTAATAGACAAAGCATTAAAAACTGCAGGAGAATTTTACATTGAGTTACTTCAGCAAGAACTTGTATTTCAGGAGCATCTTGCCTCAAGGAAACTATATTCATCTTTTGAAACTATTGTTTCTGAAAGGGGAGGTAATTTATATATGGATGTTGTAAATGATACTGAATATATGTGGTTGGTTAATGATGGGAAGAGTAGAGTGCCTGATGTTACCTTTGAAGATATTAAAGCTTGGACTCAATTAAAAGGGCTAGACTTCTCTAAGAAAAGAATTTGGAAGGTAACTAAGGAATTAAGAGAAAATTACTACACAGCAGGTGGTTTACTTGTTGCACCAAGAAGAACAGGATTTATAGATTATGCTTTTGGAATTGCAGATTCAATGGGAATAAATCAAATGGTAGAAGATGAGATATTAAAGCAGATAGATGCAGTAATAGGAGAAGAAGGACAAAGTAAAGCAATACAATTAACGATAAGCTAAAATAAAATTATGGCATTAAAAAGTAAGGTAGCGATAGAGGTTGAAATTAAAAACATTAAGAAGGTTGCTGACCTAAAGGATGAGTTAAAGAATTTAAGGAAGCAGTCTAAACTTCTTGAAAAAGATACAAAAGAAAATACTAAGGCAGGTAAATTTGCTGCTCAACAATATACTAAAAATGCAAAGGTTATATCCGATAAATCTAAAAAACTTAGAGAGTTAAATAAAGCGATAGTAGGTAATGCTAAATCAACAAGAGATTCTACAAAATCATCTAATGGAATGGCAAAGCAGTTTATTAAAGGGGCTGCTGCTATTGGTATTGTAGTTGGTGCATTTAGGGCTATTAACAGGGTTGTTAGCTCTGTAGTTAGCACATTCTCTGACTTTGAATTTGTTATGGCTAAAGTTAATGCTGTTTCAGGAGCAACTGAATCAGAGTTCTCAGCACTAACCAAATCTGCAGAAGATTTAGGTCGTTCAACATTCTTTACTGCTACTCAGGTTGGAGAATTGCAATTAGCATACTCTAAATTAGGGTTTACAGCACAGGAAATATTAGATGCTACTGAGGCAACGCTTGATTTAGCAACAGCAACAGGTACAGATTTAGCTAGGGCTGCACAAGTTGCAGGTGCTTCTATTAGAGGATTTCAATTAGATGCTAGTGAAGCAGGTAGAGTTGTAGATGTTATGGCTGTTGCGTTCTCAAGTTCTGCTTTAGATATTGAGAAGTGGAATACAAGTATGACTAAGGTAGCTCCTATTGCAGCTATGGCAGGATTTGAAATAGAGGAAGTTGCTGCTATTATGGGTAAGCTTTCTGATACAGGTATTGAGGCTTCTATCGCAGGTACATCTTTAAGGAATATATTTCTTAAAATGCAAGACCCATCATCAAAACTATCTAAAACATTAGGGCATACTATAACTAATTTAGATGAAATGTTAATAGCATTTAAAGGACTACAAGATGAGGGTACAGACCTTACTGATATTCTTGGCTTTATGGATGTTAGGCAGGTGGCTGCATTTGGTACTATGTTAGAGGGTTCTGATGATATAGCAACATTAAGAGATAGCTTATTAGAAGCGTCAGGAGAGGGAGAAAGAATGGCGGATATTGTGGGGGACACTCTACAAGGGTCTATGCTTAAGTTTACATCTGCAGCTCAAGGAGCAGCAATAGCTGTTATGAAAAACTTTGGAGGGGGATTGAAGAAAACATTCTCATCATTAGCTAAATTCTTAAACAAATTAGTAGAGAATGAGGATGCTATGGCTAAATTAACATCTAATATTAAGTTAGCAGGAGAATGGATTGGATTGACAGCAAAAGCACTCTTAAGTTATGTTGTTGGTGCTAAATTAGCAGCTATGTGGACTGCAACAACAAGTTCTGCATTTTTTACTATGATGACAGCTTCTCAAAGAGCTGCAACAGGAGTTAGAATTCTTACTGCATCTTTAAGAACATTTACTTCTGCTCTTATAACTACAGGGGTAGGAGCATTAGTAGTTGCGTTAGGATTTCTCGTTTCTAAAATGTTTGAAGCTAAAGATGTTATAGCTTCTATTCCTACTACATTAGAAAATGTAGATAAAGCAATGTTAGATACTGAGAAAAAAACTAAAGGGTTAGAAAAACAATTAGAATCTTTAGCACAAACTAGAGGGGAAATGATTAAGCTCTCAAGTGAAGAAGGAAAAGACTTAAAACAAAATTCTAAGTTAAGTTATAGGTATAGTCAGTTAAAAAAAGATGAAAAAATAGCAATATCTAATATTAATAAGGTTATGAGAATTCATAACAAAGACCTTGTAAATGAAAAAGATAGTATTGAGGATATAACGAGTGCCACAAACACTCTTATTGAGGCTATGAACAAAAAGGCATACGCTAACATATATACTGATATGAGAGCTAACATCCTGAAAAATGAAGTTGAAGGCGACCTTTTGTTAAAGCAGATAAAAAATTTAGAAACAGGATTTGCAAACGCTTTTGGAGTTTCCTCAAGCATTACAAATATAATTAAAGATGTTGAATCTAATTTTGAAATAGGTTGGAGTGATTTAATGCCTTCTGCTGCTGATAAGTTTAGGGCAAGAAGGGTTGTTCAGGTTAATAAACTTTTAGAAGAAATGGGTATGACTATAAGTCAATTTAAAGAATCTATAAAGGGTGGTAGTTTTGATTCTAAGATTGCAGAACTTGAAGAAACTATATCTGCTAAACTAGGTGGTATGAGTATAACAGACCTATTGTCAGGAGAATCTGATAAAAAAGAAAAGCCTGGCCAAAAGGCTGCTCAGTTTGAGATAAATGAAATGATAAGAAAAAGAGAAGTTTCTTTTAGAGAAAACAACGCAATGTTGGATAATGATAAGTTATTTAACGCAGGATTACTTGATGCTAAAATTGCAGGAGTTCAAGATTTCTTAGACCAAGAAAACAATAAGAAAGAGGGTATAGAAATTGCTAATAGACAAATGGCAGACCTTTTAAGAAAACAAAGAAAATCTAATAATGCAGAAACCTTACAAGATTTAAGAACTACAGCTACTGAAGATATAAATTTCCAAAAACTTCTTTTAAATGATAAAATAATTACAGAATTTGATTACGCTAAAAAAGTAATTGAAATAAAACAAACACTTTTAAAAGATGAATTAGCAATTTTACAAAAAGGAGAAGGAAATGAAAAGGCTATAGCAGATAATAAAAGCAAAACTCTAACTCTTAGCCTTCAGAAAGAAAAATTAATTCTTAAAGAGAAGGAGAGGGTTGAAAAAAAGGCATTTGACGATAAAGTTCTTGCCCTTCAGTTAGAGGAATCAACTACTATGATGAGCAAGATAGAATTTGATAATAAAATGCTTTCTTTAGAGTTAGAATATCTATTGGCAAGAAAGAAATTACACGAAACAGGAGCTGTGGAATTGATTGATATTAACAATGGTATTTTAGCTAATAACATTTCTGTTAATGAGGCTCAAAAACGATTAATGCAACAGCAAATCTCTGCCTACAGTGGAGTTGGTAGTGCATTAACATCATTAGCAGGAGATAATGAAAAGTTAAATGCAGTAAAAGAAGTAGGTAATGCTATATCTCAAGTTTCAAATATCATCTCAACAGTAACTCAATTAAATGCAGATTTAGAAACTATATCTGAAATAAAGAAAAATGCAGCTAAAGCAGTTTCTAATGCTACTGAAAAAACAGGAATAGTTTTAGATAATGCGGCAATCGCATCAACAGCAACTAAGACAGGTCTTACTAATTTAGATACAGCTTCTAATCTTACAAATGCTACTAGTGAGGGAGTTAATAGTACGGCAACATTAGCTAACACAGTAGTAAATACACTTAGCCTTATACCAAAAGCAATAAGTTCTATTTTAACAAGTGCCATGGCTTTACCTTTTCCAATCAACCTTGTGGCTATTGTAGCTACAATGGCATTAGTTAAAAAAGTAATGAAATTTGAAGAAGGAGGAATAGTAGGGGGTAAGTTCGCAAATGGAGGGGTAGTAGCAAGTAAGTTTGCAAATGGAGGGATGGTTCATGGGGCAAGTCATGCTAATGGAGGAGTTAAGTTTGCTGTAGGTGGTAGAGTAAATGAACTAGAGGGTGGAGAGGCTGTAATAAATAAGCGTTCAACTGCAATGTTTAAAAACCAACTATCATCTATTAATGAAGCAGGTGGGGGTGTTAAGTTTGCTGATGGGGGATTACTAAACAGCCCTCAGTTTGCTACACAACAATTTTCTTCAGGCTTAAATCAGAATAATGAATCTAAAAAAGTGTATGTAGTTGAGTCAGATATAACTAGTAGTCAAAGAACTGTAGGTATTCTTGAGTCTAACGCTACAATTTAATAATTAAAAAATAAACAAATGTTTGTTAGTAAAAAAGTAAAGAAAGATAGATTAGATACCTGTAAAAAATGCGACTTTTACAGAAATTTTGCAATGTTAAAATATCCTAAATGGAATAAGGGAGCAAGATGTGCAAAGTGTAGTTGCTTCTTAGACGCTAAAACGACTCTTACTAAAGAGTATTTCGGACAATGTCCTTTGGATAAATGGAAAGAGTAATAATTAAATAATAATAATATGGATTACCAATCAATTATCAAAAACTATACTGAAGAAAGAAAAGATGCTGTTGTGAGTTTCGCTAAAGCCAATAAACAATCTATGGCAGGAAATCTTTACCACAATAAAGCATTAGATTTGTTCTTTATGTTATGGCACGAAAGCTTCCCTAATAATCCTCAACAAAAAACTTGTATGGGGTGTAGACAGGCAGTTTCAAAGTTCTTTCATAATGTAGCTGATTTTATTTCTAGCGAAAGATTAGATGCTAAAGCAAGGTTAGATGAATTTAAAGAGATTAAAGGTAAAGCTAAGAAGTCTAAAAAAACTAAGAAATCTAAATCTAATGTCTAGGCAAAATAAATCTGATATAGTTTACGAGTATATTTTGTTAGCTGAATCTGAAATAAAAAAAAGATGGCACGAACCAACTACTGTTGATGTTTTAAGACATCTTACAGAAAGAGGAATAGTAGAGCCAAAAAGATTAAGGAATTATATGATAATATATGATTTTGATTGTATGCTTAGGTTCAATGAGGGAAATAGAACCCATACTTTTATGGACTTATCTATAAAATATGATATATCAGAAAGACAGGCTCAGAGCATAGTTTACAAAGAAAGAATCAAAGAAAGAGCTACTGTAAATATCACTTATTAAAATTTGTTCCAAAAACTTCGTAAGATTGTCATAGTATAAAATTATTTTTGTTTCCATGAATGAAAAATGGTATAACATAAATTCAAAAGCATCTAAAGTTGTTGATGTTTATATTTTTGATGAGATAGGAATGGGTGGGGTAAATGCTCAAGGATTCATTGAAGAAATCAAATCTTTTAAGGACTCCCCAATGAATTTGCACATTAATTGTGTGGGTGGAGATGTATTTGATGGAATGGCTATCTATAATATAATAAAGAAAAGGACTGCAACTACTACGGTATATATTGAAGGTATTGCTGCTAGTATGGGTAGTGTTATTGCTTTAGCTGCAGATAATGTAGTTATGGCTGAGAACTCTTTATTTATGATTCACAACGCTTGGGGTGGAGCAATGGGAGAGGCTAAAGAAATGAAAAAAACAGCAAATCTTTTAGATAAGATTAGTGGAGAGATTGCTGATATATATGTTAAAAAAACTAAATTACCTTATGATAAGGTAAAAGAAATGATGGATGAAGAAACTTGGTTAAATGCTGAAGAAGCACTAGAACTAGGATTTATTGATTCTATCTCGGATGCTATTAAAGTAGCAGCCAAATATGATGTTTCTAAGTTTAGAAATATAACAAATGAAGAAGTTAAAAACAAATTAAGTAATAACCTAAAAAGTAAAAAAATGACTGATGAGTTAAAAAATTGGTTTAATGGGAAAGTTGAAGATATTATCGCAAGAGTTAAAAGTGATGAGTCTAACGATTCTGTTGATTCAAAAAAAGTTGATGTTAGTATTTCTGATGAGGCTGAGATTTTAAATAAATTTTCAGATTTAGAAAGTAGTGCTACTGAACTTAATGGGTCTATCGCTGAATTGACAGGAGAAAAAGAAACTCTTACTCAAGAAGTAGAAAGACTTAACGCTTTATTAAGTAAAGCAAGTGCAAAGGGAACTGAAATATCTACAGATGGCGACCCTGCAGTAGTAGTAGAAAATAAAGTAGAAGGTAATGATACTAAATTCTGGAATGGAATTGTATCTAAAATGAATTTAAAATAAAAATAAAAAATAAAAAATTATGGCAGCAACAGATATAGCACAAAATGGCTTAGGAGCAGCGTACAATGGTACTTATGCTTCAAAAATTTTATTGGAACCAATGTTCCATTCAGATGATATAATGAGAAATTATACTATCTATCCAAATGTAAAGTACAAGCAAAATATTTTAATGGCACCATCTTTAAAGAGCATTACAGCCCTTAATACAGGTTGTCAAGCAAATAGTTGTACGGGTACTACATTTGAAGTAGTACAAAAAACTATAACAGTTGAAAATGTTTCTGTAAAGCAAACTCAATGTTGGGATGAGTTCAAATCAGAAGTAATCGTAGAGTCTTATAAGAATGGTATCAATATGCCTGACTTATCAGGAACTCAGTTAGCTCAAGTTATTATTGACAGAGTTAGAAACGGTATCTCTAACGATATGGTTAGAAATATGTGGGCAGGAATGGCTTCAGGAGCAGGAATACCTGCAAATGCAGACTGTACTTATACTTCTATGGGAGCAGGTCTTTGGGACTTACTTGCAGGAGATGCAAACTTTGCAGACAATAAAAAATTACAAAGAGTAACAGGTGGTGGAGCAGCAGCAGACTACAATGTAGTTGGAGGAACAATCGCTATTGTAGATGTTGCTTTATTATTAGACAAGGCTTTCGCTTCTGCACCTGCTGAATTACAGCAAGTAGAGGCATCAGCAAAAAGAATGTTTGTTACACCAAATGTTTATAACGCTTACTATGCTTCTTTAACTTTAGTTGCACAAGCAGGAGCAGTTGATTATGGACATTCTGAAGCACAAGCAGGAAAAACAAGATTATTCTACAGAGGTATTGAAGTGGTTGCTATGTATGAGTGGGACACAGCTTTAACTGCAAGAACAGGAGCAGATTTACCTGCTATCTTTACAGTAGTTGATTCAGGAGCAGCAGCTTTCCAAGCAACTAACGGAGTTATCTATACAGCTACATCTAATTTATTCATTGGTACAGATGTTACTGCACCTGAGAATGAATTAAAAATGTTCTATGATGAGGTTTCTGATAATATGCTTATTCGTTCTTACTTCACAATGGGCTTCCAATACGGATGGAGTAACTTGATTTACGGAGTTTGTTTAACATCATAATTAATAATTTAAAAAATAAAATAAAATGCCAATAGATTCAGGATTATTAGTCGATTGTGGCGACTTAAACGCAGTAGGTGGGATTAGACAAATTCTACTTACAGACCTAGACAATATCGCAACTGTCTCACCAGCTGTAGCTCCAGCTACCCACATTATTACAGAGCTTACAGTTACAAACCCTTGGGCGAGATTTGAGTTCAAAAACGAAACTGCAGCATTAGCAATATCAGGAACAAAAGAAGGTGGAAGTACAGCTTACGAGTGTGCTTTATCTTTCTATATCCCTGATATGACTGCAAACAGAATGGCTGAACTTTCAGACCTAGAGGATACTTGTCCTGTAGCAATGGTTGAAATGAACTCAGGAGAAATTTTTGTAGTTGGATTCTCATATAGATACGAGAATTTATCAGCATCAACTACTCCTTGGACAAGAAATCAAACTTATGCAAACTTAACTTCTATTGAAGGAGGAACAGGTTCTGCTTATGCTGATGATAACGGATTGACAGTAACATTAACTGCAAGACAGTTTGAGTTACCTTTCAATTATTCAGGAGCAATTACAGTTGTATCAGGAGATTTAACTGCTACTACTTCATAGTAGTAAATTAAGATATATAGGGGGTTATGAACACCCCCTATTTATATCTTTTTTATGTGTAATTGTAATTCTAAAAAAATTGTGGTAGATTTGCCACATATTAATATATATACAAATATGGCTGAATATAGATTTAAAAAACAATACGAAGGTGCTGCGACTAGATTTAAAGGTTTGCGTGTTAATTGGAGTACAGCAACTCAAGAGATTCTTGCTTGGGTTTATGAAGAAGCAGATAATGGCTCTCATTATGTAGAGAAAATTAATAAAAAATCATCTAATGAAGAAAGCATCAACAAAGTCAGTAAAAAGCTCAGTAACAAGAAAGACTCAGAAAAAGAGTAATACTTTTGAGTTTGGAGTATTTGATTTAACAGTTCCACCAAGTATTACTGAAGTAAAAGACCTTAAAACACTTAATCACGATTGGGTGCCTTTTGGAGATGATAACTTATTTCCTCAGTATTTGGCAGAGTTAAAGAGAAAATCCTCTACACATAGGAGTGTATTGGCTCAAAAGACTGTATTTACAAGTGGAGCTAAATTTGTTTGTGAAAACGAATCATTAAGAGAATTTATTGAAGATGTTAATGCTGATAAAGAATCTCTAAGAGATGTATTTAAGAAATTAGCAGATGATTACTATACTTTTGGTAATGCTTATATGGAGTGTGTTATATATGATGGTGGAGTAAATCTTTACCATTTAGATGCAACTACTGTAAGAATGTCAAAAACCAAGAAAGAGGTTTATGTAAACCCTGATTGGTGTAAGTATTGGAATCAAGATAAAAAAATAAAAAGACTACCTATATACCCTAGAGTAGCACATAACAAGTTTGTAATTCACTTTAAAGATTACGAGCCTACATTTAACTTTTACGGACTTCCTGATTATGTAGCAGCACTAGAGCATATCTGTGTTGATTACGAGATTGGAAAATGGAATCACACTAAATTCTTAAATGGATTTCAGCCTTCAGCTATCGTTGAGATTAGTGGAGATATGGGAGAAGAAGAAGCTCAAAAGATGGTTCATGAAGCTCAAAAGAAATTTGTAGGAGAAGGTAATAATGGTAAAATTCTATTTATAGTTAAGAATGGAGATACATCTCCTGCTAATGTTCAGATTATAAAAGATGACCAAGAAGGAAGTTGGATTGATTTACAACAGATTACAGACCAAAATATTATAACTGCTAACAGATGGCAACCTTCATTATCAGGTATTGTTAGTTCAGGTAAAATGAATAACTCTGGTAGTGAGATTAGAATTGCTTATGACTTGGTAATGACTACAGTAATTAGAGATACTTCTGAGTTAATATTAAATGGTATAAGAACAGTTCTTTATAATGAACTAGGATATGACCCTAAAGATTTAAAGATTCATTACGAACCACCAATCTCATACGCAAATGATGTTGATATAAAACAAGTTCTTACTATAAACGAACAAAGAGCATTAATTGATGAGGACTTGCCAATGCTAGAGGATGGGGATATGTTTGTTGCAGACAGAGAGGTAATAGTAGTGGAGAAAGATGATGATGGAGATGGAGAGGTAGAAAGAAAAGAAATAACAGTAGAGCAATAAGACATGGGGAATACTAAACAATATGTAACGCTAGTAACAGCAGGAGAAGTAATTGACAAAACTTTTACTAATAAAAATACAGACCCTGTATTAGTTTCAGAAAACACTATTGTATTGTCTGAACTTGCACACATAAGACCTTTATTGGGAGAAAAGTTTTATGCAGAGCTAAAGCTTCAACATGATACAGGAACACTTACTGCTGACAATCAAGCTTTTATGACCTATTACCTAGAAGATACATTATCTTGGTTTGTTAGATTTGAGGTTGTTAATGATATTATGAGCAATATTTCATCTAGTGGAGTAGTTAATAATATAGATGAGTTTTCAAGAATAATAAGTCAAGACACTTATAATACATTTAAACAAGACACATACAGGAAGGCAGATATATTTGCTAATGATATGGTAGATTTTTTGAATGGTACTGACCAAGTAGGATTGTACCCTACATTTTCTAATAATAAACCTAAGAGCATGAGTGATACATATAAAAATCATGGAATGATATTCTATGAAAGTATATATGGTTATAATGGTGTTGATGGATGTTATAGCTGTGGAAATCCCTATGTAAAAGGAAACTCAAATTGTAATTGTTAAAATAAAATAATATGGCTGCAAACGAACATAAAAATTTACTAGATGCTAACAGACACTTTCCCTTAGGATATGAGTCTGCAGAAAATAATATGGTTATAGGTAAGAAAAGCGGCATTTCTTATGACGATAAAAATGGCAACTATGGTTGGGTTTATCCCTTGCAAACTTTTATATTGAGATTAGATGGTACATTAGCCACAAATAATGGGGTTGATTATATTAGGATGCCTTACGATTGCAGAATAAAAGAGGTTAGGGCTAGTGTTAAAACTGCAGGTTCAGCAATTTCTGTAGATATACAAGAGTCAGGAGTGTCTATACTTTCTTCTGCATTAAGAATAGATGCAGGAGAAAAAACATCAACAACTGCATCCTCTCCTGTTGTTGTTTCAGATTATGATTTAGGTAACGATAACGAGGTTGTAATTAATTTATCAGTTGCAGAAGGAGAACAACCAAGTGATTTAAAAGTGTACTTAATAGTATGCAGAACAGTTAATTAAGATGAAGGGTAATATGAAAGATACAACAGAGGTTTTAATTGCAAATGGAGGTGTAATCGGATTAAGTATTGGTCAATGCAATGAAATTCTTCTTTTCTTATCCACTACATTGGCAATACTGTTTACTATTTACAAATTTTACAAACTACAAAAAAAGAAATAAAAAAATATGGCAACAACAATACAACAAACAAGTCTTAATGTTTCTATAGCTGAAACTATAACAGTAAATGGTGTTAGTTACGGAAATAATATAAATAAGTCTTTTGATGGCAACGGAAAGGTAGACCAAAGAGTTATGGCTATAAATAGTGCTAAGCTTACATCTGTTTTTGAATATCAAGCAGCATTGCCTGATGTTGCAGGGACAGGGGTTATTGATGAGTTTACTTATTTTAGAATAACAAATACTGATGATTCTGTTAGTATAACAATTCAACTATATGTAAGTTCAAGTAAATCAGGATTTTTCCACCTCTCTCCAGGTTCAAGCTTTATTCTTATGGGTAACGATATGGACTTTTTATGTGAAGGGCAATCATTTACTTTAGCTAATTTAGTAAAGGTTCAAGCAAAAACTGATGGTGGCGATAAACCTGCAGTTGAATCATATATAGAATATGTAGCAATATTTAAAGGTGGTGTTGCAGAGACTGATGGTACAGAAGAAGAAATCTAATCATAAAAATGTATAAGTGGTATAATGATAGATTAAGAAACATGAATATAAAACATTTTAATTTATCTGAGTTTGATTGCCCTAGTGATAGTGGTTCAGGAGATAATATGTGTCTTTCTTTTATTAGAAAATTAGATGATGCTAGAGAGATGGCAGGAGTACCATTTAAAATAAATTCAGGGTATAGAACTCCCAAACAAAACACTAAAGTAGGTGGGGTTAAAAATTCTTCCCATACAAATATACCCTGTAATGCTGCTGATATACATGTTGGAAGTAGTTCAGAAAGATATAAAATAATAGAGGCTGCTGTAAAAGTAGGCTTCAATCGTATTGGAATTGGTAAAAATTTCATACATTTGGACACAGATAAAAACAAAAGCCAAGAACTTATTTGGCATTATTATTAATAAAAAAAAAGAAAATGAAAGATTGGTTAATTAAAGCAATGCTAAAAAGTAAAAAATTCTGGTATGCAATATCAGCAGTAGTAGTTCCTGCACTCGTAACTTACTTAGGAGTTGGAGAAGCTACAGCAACAGATTTATTTCATTCTATTCTAGTTTTAATTTTAGGACAAGGAATAGCTGATTCATCAAAAAAATAGTGTATGTTTGTAATCCTTCTTTGAGTGTTTTCATTGTTGGATAGTTAGTAGTTAAGAGTGAGGGGTTAATAACTTCTCACTTTTTTTTTGTATCAGTATTTTTTTTTAATAAATTTGAACATGAAAAATTACGGAAGAAGATTAAGATTATCTATAGATGAGGAAAATCTTATATATAAGCATAGAGCAAATTCAGTAGATAATATAAACGATAATACAGCTTTAGACATACACTTATCTGAGAGAGGTATAGATAGAAAAGATGTTGTTTCTGTAAAACATTGGCAATCAGCTAGTGGAGATTTAAGGTTTTCAATAGTAACAAAAGAGGATTGTGGTTTAGATGAGAACCAAATATTTGACAATGTAAATAAATTTATAGAAGGATATTCTCCTGAGTATAAAAAAATAAAAAGAGAAAAAGGAAATCATTTACTTGTAATAAACCCTGCAGACATTCATATTGGAAAGTATGCTAGTGCATTAGAAACAGGAGAGGAATATGACTGTGAAACTGCTGTCATGAGGGTTTTAGAGGGGGTTCAGGGTCTTATAAAAAAGGCTGAGGGTTTTGATATAGATAAGGTGTTATTTTGTATAGGAAACGATATTCTACATACGGACAATGTAATGTCAAGTACTACAAAAGGTACATTTCAAGACTCAGATGGTAAGTGGTGGGAACATTATGAGATTGCCCTAATGCTTTATGTTAAATGTGTAGAGATGTTAATAGAAATTGCTCCTGTAGATGTATTACACAGTATGAGTAATCACGATTATCAAAGTGGATTCCACTTAGCTCATACATTAAAGTCTTGGTTCAGAAAAGCAGAAGATGTTAAATTTGATGTTAGTGTTTCGGCTC